TAAATATGTTGCCGGTGATGTGGGACAGTATCTGAACAAAACTAGTGATACATATCAATTCACTGCAATGCGTGCTGACGATTGCATTAAAAAAATATGCGGTGATTTATGTATTCCTATTGTGATGATACCGGAATTACCGTTATTGATTACACAAATTTATGTGGACAAGGCGGTATCAGATGTTATTGCTGACATACTGACACTGTGCGGCGGTGTACATAATTTTGATTTTGTTCCTGACGGCATCAGAATTTATAATTGTGCGGATATGGTTGTAAATCCACAATTCAGAATATCGTCAAACACCGAATTGAAAGATTCGATAAAGTATATCGGAAACGTTGAACATAAAACCAGCATCGAGGACAGAAAAACAAGCGTAAAGGTTATTTCAGATACAGATGTTTTAACAACGCTGAAAGATGAAAACAGCATTGCACAATTCGGTTTTTTGCAAGAAGTTATCAAAGTCGGTGAAAATGAAGACGCAAAGGAAGTGGCAAAAAACAAGTTGTCGGAGCTGAACAATACAAGCGAAACATATTCCGGTGAAATTATTGAAGAACTGAACAGCTATACCAGAGCCGGAAGTGTTATCGCTATCGGTGATGAAAAGTATTTGATAAATAGCAGTCAGCACAGTATAAAACAAGGTGTGCATTACAATAAATTAGATTTGGAGCGATTATGATATGAATAACGGATACACAGAATTGGCAAAAATGCTGAAAAATTTAAGCAAGGGTGAAACCTATGGTCCTGTATTCGGCAGAATAACGCAATTACCGGATTTAATCATAACACGCAGTAACAATATACAGCTGACAAAAAATCACGTTGTAAGCATTGTAAATCTGTATGAACGTGATGCCGAAGGAAGATATATTCACAACGGCAAGAAAGTTGTCCTGTTACCGTATAACAACGATAACAGTTATATTGTGTTGGGGGTGATACAAGATGGCTGATTATGTTACGACAGAACCGGCATTTGATTTTGAACGTGGTGATTTTGTTATTATAAACGGTCGTCCGAAAATGGTTGTCGGTATGGACAGATTACGAAGTTGGATAGGCAAGGTACTGCGAACGCAAAAAGGACGGTACAAGATATATAATGGAACATCATACGGAACGAGAATTAAAGATACATTTGTAGGTAAAACATTCACGCATGACTATATGCTGTCTGAAATTCAGCGAGAAATTACTGAAAATTTAGAGAAAAACAAGGATATTGTCAGTGTGGACGGTTTTTCGGCAACAGTAGACGGAACGCATTTAACAGTTGAATTTACTGTTACAACAGTGTACGGAACAACGGACTTAAAGGAGGCACTATAATGGCAGAAACAATAATATCTATAACGGAACGTCTTCTGGCAGAGGTGCCGGAACAATACGATACAACCGAAGGTACATACACATATGACATTGAAAAATCTGTTGCAGTCGAATTTGACAACGCATACGACCAATTAGAAACGGTACGAAAACAATCGCACGTTTCGACTGCAAGTGGCACATATTTAGAAAAATGCGTTGCCTGTTACGGACTGCAACGCAAAATTGCAACATATGCTACAGGATCGGTAACGGTTACAGGAACAACGGGAACGATATTGCCTGCCGGAAGTAAAGTGGCGGCAGGCAATGTTATGTTTACGATAAACGATACTGTAACTGTTGGTGAAGATGGCACTGTATCAGCACCAGTTATATGTGATACTGCCGGAACACAGGGGAATGTATTAGCCGGTTATATAAATCGTTTCCCTGTCACAATAAATGGATTGACGAAAGTAACAAACACACACGCCACAACGGGGGGCAGTGACGAAGAAACGGACGCAGAACTGCGTGAACGCTACAAAGAATATGTTTCACGACCGATAACAAGTGGTAACAAATATCAATATATCACATGGGCAAAGTCTGTTCCGGGTGTTGGTGAAGCAAAGTGTATTCCATTATGGAATGGTCCGGGAACAGTCAAAGTTGTAATTGTTGACGCTGATAGCCAAGTAGCACCTATAGAGCTGATACAGAAAGTGCAAAAATTTATTGATGATGTCAAGCCGATCGGAGCAACGTTGACGGTTTCAACAGCAGAAGAAATTACAATCAATATATCTTGCAAAGTAGATATGTCAGCAGATGTTAAGAATGAAATAGAAAAAAGTATTGCCGAATATCTATCAGATGTATCATTTACGAATGGCTATGTATCATATGCGAAAATAGGACAGGCTATTTTGGATGTGAATGGTGTCAATGACTATGCTGATTTGACGGTAAACGGTGGTAACAAAAATATTCCAATAGCTGACACGCAACTTGCAGTATTGGGGGTAGTAGACTATGATTAACGTTCAGCAATTATTGCCGAAATACTATCGTAAATCACGATATGTAAATGGGTTGTTAAATCCTATCAATGCAGAATTTGAAAAATTCTACGCTGATATGAACATATTTTTGAAAAATATGTCTATTGATGATGCAGATATAGACGGTATACGTGATTTTGAAAACGATTTTTTTATTCCACTATCAGATGATGAAATAGAATTGCGACGGAGCAGAGTTAAAGCTAAATATTTGCACCCTGTAACGACAACGTTTGATAATTTGAAAAACATTGTCAATTCATTTGACAGCAATGCCACAGTGGCAGAGCGACCGTCGGAGTATACGGTTGTAATAGCGGGGTTTGAAACATCGCTATTACAGGATATTGCTGAAAGCGTTAATGAAATTAAACCTGCACATATCGCAATAACGTACAATTCACATGATGTCGAAGTGGGTAAAATGCAGGAATATGTTTCTACACATGTCGTGGCAGATAGTACAATCGAAACTGTGGAATGTGTGAAATATGCCACATACGACACATTAAAAAATCAAACATATAAAACACTACAGAATTACACATATGCTGAAATTCTGCAACGGGAGGGATATTAATGGCTGAAACAATCGGCAGTTTTTCAAAATTTCAATATACTGCAAAGGGATTGATGTTGGAAAGTAAATTAAAAACGGGAAAACCATTGAAAATAACCAGAGCGGTTATTGGTTCGGGTATTTTATCCGAAGGCGAATCAGTTGCAACACTGACAGCACTAAAATCGGAAATTCCATCACACCAAACGGGAACAACATCATCGACTGCAACAGTTGATATAGTCAATGTTGACGTAATATCGGCAGGAACAGTTAATATTCGTATCAGAATCAAAAATGGTGATACGGATTTCTATTTGCATGAAATCGGCATTATGGCAGAAGACCCAGACGAAGGCGAGATACTTTATATGTATACAAGATGTGATGATAATGCACAGGGTTTTCCAAAATTTACGGGAGCAAATAATGTTTACAGAACTATTGATTTTCTGAATATTATAACGGAATCATCATCCGTCAAAGTTGATGTCACATTAAATGCCGAAGTGACATTTGATGTGTTTAATTCCAAAATAGCTGAACTGAATAATAAAATTGAGCAGCTAAAATCAATCAAGAAAATTGATTTAGAATATTCTATCAGTCAAGGAGGACATGATGGTTATAATATCGTGGTAAAACCTAAAGTGAATTATATAGCAAGAAAAGAAGTATCAGGTACTGCAACCTATCCTGCACAATCATATGATAAATGCTATATGTATATATGTTATAACTATGACAGTAACAATATATCGTTGATATGCGGCACAACAGTGTCAGGCAGAGGGCCACAACCACCGGATAATTATATTTTTTCGGCTGAAATCTCATCAAGTTCAGATTGTGGCGATTTTGAATATCACAGGTTAATCCAAAAAGGTGACGATGGCAATGTCGAAGTCGTGCAGTGAGGTGATAAGCTATGGCAAAAATAACGGAAAAGGGATTTAAGAAAATTGAATATACGGACATTGCGGACGTCCCAAAGGCAATAAATGACAACATTGATAATGTCGAAAGTATTATTGATGATTTAGAAAAACCAACATTTGAAGAGGCTACAAACCGCAGTAATATCGTATCAGGGGAAACAATCAGCGTATTATTCGGAAAAATTAAAAAATTTTTTACAGACCTAAAAACGGTAGCGTTTACAGGTTCATATACTGACCTGTCAAACAAACCAACGTCAATGCAAAATCCTAATTCATTGACATTGACAATGAACGGCTCAGCAACGAGCTATAACGGTTCGGCAACGGCAAGCAAGTCGTGGTATGCACCAACGAGTGTGGGAACGGCAGGGTATAATTTGATTAGTAATGGTAGTGGTGCTCCTGTATGGCAACAACCACCTTATGCGGTATGCTCAACATCGGGAAACACCGCCGTGAAAACGGTGTCTATAAGCAATTTTAAATTGACGACAGGAGTAAGGGTGCTTGTAAAGTTTACTTATGAGCATACTTCTTCAACGGCAGCTACATTAAATGTCAATTCAACAGGCGCAAAAAATATTGTCGTGCATTGTGGCACGGATAATATTTTTGTTAAAGATTATTTTTCATGGCTTGCAGGTGAAACTGTGGAGTTAGTGTATGACGGTAGTTATTGGGTTGCGATTGCATCCGATATGCGTTTTATTACCGGTGCACAGTCTGCCACCGTGGTTATAGGCACTACTAAAACACAGGGCTTTTGCGACTTCAGATGCGACGGAACGAATGACGCTGAATGTTTTAATAAAGCAATTAGACGCATAAAAACTATTTTGAGCAGAAATCCGCCGGAAGAGGGTTCTATGATGTGGCGATATGGAGGAACAATCCTTGTTAAGACGGGAGTATATAATATTAATTCTACCATAAGCATAGGTCAGTCCATAACAAAAGATATTTTTACATTTAAAGGGGAAGGCCCTTTTTCTACATGGATACAAACAAAAGACCTACAATGTTTTATGAAGAATTTTGATAGTCTTTGCTTTAAAGATTTGTATTTAACCTGCGATGGATTAAATGAAGGCCCATACTTTGACAGTGGAGATAATTTAACTTTTGAGAATTGTTATATTTCTGTCAGAAATTCAACCTCTAATGTGGGTGTGTTTGCGGATTTAAATACACAATATACAGGAGAAGACCCCGGAGGGGGTTCGTCAGGAGAATTGCAACAAGGGTGCTTTGTACTAAGAGGAAGCACTATGACTATAAAAACATTAAGTACATCATCAAATTGTTTTTCCGGAATTAATTGCGGAGTACTTAAAGTGGATGATAGTGAAATTAATTTGTTCAATAATAGTAACAGCACTTCTTTCGAGTTGAATTTTGCATATTTAGCAATGACGGGATATATATCAAATAGTATTATACATTGTAGCGGAAAAAGCAGCATAGTTAATTCGGGAGCTATAAATATTACGGGTAATGTGATTTATTTACACTCAAGCAATTCGAGGATATATCACTACAATACAAGCATTACAGAAGTAGGCGGAGTATTTAATGCAAATACTGTGTATTGTGCGTATTATGTATATTTGCGCTGTGCAACGATAACCGGTAATAAATTTTTGAAATTGAACGAGTATCAGTCAAATTCCGTTGCGTGCTACTTATATAATCCATGCTCTGCAAGTATTACCGGTAATTTCTTTCATGGCGGAGCAAGCGGAACGTGGTATATTGACGCTGCTTCAAAAGGAAGCTTGAATGTTCTGTGCAATAACTATAAAGGAACGCTGGCTGTACGAAATACAGTCACTCAAAACAACGCGTATAATTTAAGTGTAAATTATTAAAGAGAGGTATAGTATGGATATACGATTATTTTATGTTACGGAAGACAGGTCAATCGGCATTAACAAGTATTGCATTGTTGTTAGGCACTACGATTCTTTAAAAAAGGATAGTTATACTGATGTTGACTACTACTTAAACGAAGAAGCGGCATATGAACTTGAGAACAACGTCATTCCAAAACATCAGCTACTTGAAAAAATATCAAAGACAATTATTGATGTTTCAAATTATGCTTGGGCGGAGGGGATTAAACTTCGTACAAGCGACGAGAACAAAGAAATCCTTGAAATAGTAAATTACGGCAGTATCGAGGCTTACAAGGCTTCCTTGCCGGAGGCTACGGATGATTTCAAAATTGATACCGATTACAGATTATCAAAATTAGAATTGGGAATATAGGAGGGATTTATCATGACATACGGATATTGTAAAAAAATAATTGCAAGCGGTAGATACGATAAGAATTCGATGAAGGATAAACTTGACGTGTTTCTTCTTGCAGAACGTATTACTGATGATGAATACAAAGAATTAATGCAAATGATGGAGGGTTAATTTATGGAAGCAGATGACAAGGAGTTGTGGGAGAGATTGACCGTAGTGGAGCAGTCCACGAAGTCGGCTCACCACAGATTGGATAGCCTTGACCGGTTGACTGAGAGCGTACATATCTTGGCGACTGAAACTAAGGCTATGAGGGAGGATGTTTCGGATATTACATCACGAGTTGACGAGATAGAGAAACGTCCGACTAAGCGATATGAAACAGTTGTAGGTGCAATAATTACAGTATTAGTTGGTGCTGTAATAGGGTACGTTGTAAAGATGTTAGGATTTTGAGGAGGTAATGAGTTATGAAAGAATGGTTTAAAGCGGCAGGAATAAGAGCAATCAAGACAGTTGCTCAGACAGCAGTTGCCACTATAGGTACTGCGGTAGCTATGGGAGATGTAAATTGGGTACTTGTAGCGAGTGCTTCTGCACTTGCAGGTGTACTTTCTCTACTAACATCTATAGCAGGTCTTCCTGAAATTCAAAAAAAGAATTGAGGTATAAACAATGGATATTCAAATCAAACAGGGCCCGCAGTGCCACACGTCTAATTGCTACACATATAGGAATGGCGATATTAAATATATCGTCATTCATTTTACGTCAAATAACGGCGACACGGCATTGAACAACTGCAATTATTTCAGCGGTGCAAATCGTGGTGCGTCTGCACATTATTTTATCGGTGATGACGGAATATATCAATCTGTACCCGATAAATGGGCGGCGTGGGCTGTCGGTGGTACAAAAATTTACAAACACCCGTATTGTAGAAATATGAACAGTATTTCGATTGAAATGTGCAGTCGTATCGGTGCGGACGGTAAATACTATATTCGTGACGGAATTGTGGAACAGACAATTAAATTAACACGGTATTTGATGAATAAATACGGTGTGCCGGCACAGAATGTACTGCGTCATTATGACGTGTGGGGCAAACAATGTCCAGAGCCATTTGTGCGTAAACCGGAATTGTGGGAAAAATTCAAAAGAAAATTAAGTGAAAGCGAGGAACTAACTATGGAACAGTATAATGAATTAAAATCATTAATTGAAAAACAGGCGGTGGCTATATCGGCGTTACAGGAAGAAAATAAAGAGTTGAAAGCCGTTTTACAAAATACAATGGTGTATGATTATGTTGATAAGAATATGCCACCATGGGCACGTCCTGCGGTTCAGGCAGCTATGGACTGCGGTGCGGTACAGGGTGATGAGAACGGTCGCCTTGAACTATCCTACAAGGATTTGAGAGCAATTTGCAGAGAGTACCGCTGCGGATTGTATAATAAATAGGATAAAAAAATAGGTGGCTACGTGCCACCTATTTTTTATTTGTTTTCGTTTATGCGGTTTATTGCGTCAAGCAACAATTTCTCCGCCCAAACTGGCGGTTGACGGTCCCCTTTTTCCCAATGGGCGAGAGTGCCTAAAGGGATTTCAAACCGTCTTGATAGTTCAGCTTGCGTCAGACCTGCCGCAAGGCGAGCTTGCTTTATTTTGCAATCCATATATTATCACCTTTTATTCTATATCCCCTGTCATTTGAATGACAGGGGATAAGTTTAATTAATCTTCAATTTCAAAATTGATAAATCTTTCAACTTCGTTTTCTTCATCATCTGTTACAACGATTTCGTCATCAATAATTTCAGCGTTTAGGTTGTTGTTTCTGATTTGTTCAATTAGAAAATCTTTGTATAGTTCGATTGCTTCTGCTTCGCTTTCAGCAGTTACATAGTCACCTGCGTAATTATCACGACTTGCTTCTACTACGTTACCGTTTTTGTACATTTCGTTTGTTACCTTAAATTCTTTCATTTTTCTTTTCCTCCTAAAATTTATCCTTTTTGTTTGTTTTTTTGAGGTTTCCCTCATTTCTTGTCTTTATTATACCACCCAATGGGTGGTATGTCAATAGTTTTTTCAAAAAAAATTTAAAAATTTTTTTATTTTTTTCATAAATAGTAATGTAATTATGCACAAAAATTTAATTATATTTTGGTATAAAAATATATAGTCGTATCTATTATAATGTGATATACTAAAATAAAAAAAGGAGTGGATATAATGGCATATTCAGAGGCAAAGAAAAAAGCAACAATAAAATATCAAAAAAAAACATATGATAGAATTGAATTAAAAGTAAAGAAAGGTGAAAAAGAAAAGATAAAAGCAAGAGCAGCAGAGCTGGGAATTAGCGTAAATACGTATATGATAGAATTGATAAAAAAAGATTTGGAAGAGATATGAATATATATAGTCGTATCTATACAAAGTGTACAGATTTACGGTTGTATATTTGTAAATAATGCCTATTGATATATAGTCGTATCTATATTATAATATAATCAAGAGGTGAGGGAAACCAAACCCATACCAAACGGCGGAGGGTAAGAGGAAACCGCAAGGGGAAAGGAGAACACAATGGAAGATATTATGACAGATAAGCAGTTTGATAAAATTCTAAAAATGGTTTCTATGATATTAGATGGTTGCAATGACTTAGATGAGGCAAAAGAAAAAGTTAGTCAGTTAATAGAAACCGAAAAAAAAGAAAAGTCTGCTGAATAAGCAGACTTAACTAAAAGGATTAAGAGCAGCGGAACTTACCTCCGTTGTTCTTTTTTTTATTATATCATAAAAATAATAAATTGCAATAAAAATTTATAAAATATCTAACTTGAACAATCTTATGATAAAGACTGCCTGGAAAATGTACGCGTGTACTTGACTTCGTGCGGTCAGGATATTGTGGACAGAGCAATAAACGTTAAATGCACAAGAGCCGAAGTGATTTGGGTGTTTACGGACATTGAGGCTGTGCCGTTTAACAGAGGTTTTTATTCGGTTGATTTGAAGTATTTCTTTAAAGTAACTTTGGCAGTATTTACAGGAGTGGGTCGTCCGACAGAAGTTGAGGGCCTTGCAACTTTTGATAAAAAAGTTATACTTTTCGGTTCGGAAGGTAATGCAAAAGTGTTTGAGTCGAAATATAAAGAGGACGCTTTTGACCCACAGCTTTGGAGAAAAACAAATATGCCGCATGCAGTAGTAGAGGTGGTAGACCCGATAACATTGGGTGCAAAGCTTGTTGATGTACGTGACAGAAAATCTTGTTGCTGTGATGATGATTTCGATTTGGCGTCTGTGCCTGCGTCGGTTTGCAGAGTGTTTGACGATCAGTTTGTAACAGGCAATGAGGCAAAACGTGTGTTCGTATCTTTGGGTATTTTCTCCATAATTAAAATCGAACGCCACGTTCAACTTCTTATCCCGTCATATGACTTCTGTATCCCTCAAAAAGAATGTGTAGGGGCAACGGATGACAATCCTTGTGACTTATTTGAGAGAATAGATTTCCCGGTTGACGAATTCTTCCCGCCTGAGAGGGGCGAATTCTTGGAATGTGATCAAGATGACATATCCGAGCCGGAAGATGACAGTGACTGTGGATGCCGAAGATAAATCAGTACAAAAACCTCCTGTGATTATGCAGGAGGTTTTGCTGTATTATGAAAAACAGACAGTTCCGAGGTTCAGTGTAGCTTTAGCAATGAAAAATAAAACTCCTTTTGATATGACATTAAAAGTTTTTGTTTCAGAAAAAATTTAATTTTTTTTGAAAATCCATTGCATCGTACATCGGTGTACGGTGTATAATAATTATAGAACATAGTCTGCCAAGACGGAATAAAAAATTTAAGAAAAGAGGGATTAAAATGAAAAAAGTTTTTAGCACATTGCTTGCGGCGATTATGGTATTTACCATGATTGCAGTGCCTGTCTTCGCAACGGATATTGAGGACGGCAGTGAGGCTTATGTAACAGTAGGAAGTATGAACGTCACAAAAAATCCGACACCGTCCGGAAGTATCAGTGTTGTGTACCAAAATGAGAAACTGACGGTTTTGGAGGCGTACATAAACGGCAAGGACCAAATAGCGGACAATTACCACAAAGTTCAGCTTAAAGACGGTACAATCGGTTATGTGTATGCTTATGCAAACAGAAAAGATACACTTGAGGCGGCAGAGGACTTTGAAGAAAAGTTGAATGAGTCTTTAAAGTCGGATGATGAAAAATATCAACACGCAATAAATATGGTTTTCCTTGCTGATTACATCTACGGCGGTTCAAAAACAACTGAAGGTGAAGAAATGAATTTCTACGCAAAAGTTCCGACTGAATGGGTAAGACATAAAAGACCGGCATCGTTACCGTTAGTAGGTAAAGCAGTTATACATATCGGTGATGAGGGTAAATTCGGTTCGGTAAAGGCATCGTTCTATCCGGGCAATCCGCCGATTAATTATCACTCTAAGAGATTGGACGAACTTAAAGAAATCGGCTATGATCCTCCGTTTGCGGAAAAGTCAAGAACAGAGGCAAATGCCAACACAGCATTTTATGCAGGTGCAACAAGTGAATTTGACGTTGTCGGATATAACGAAGATTGGGTTGCAATATGGAGCGAAGGCGGTGTTGACGAATCACGCGGTACAATCAGACAATGCGGCGAAAAAGACGGTACTGCTTTCACAAGCTGGAAACCTGCCGTATATTTTGTACCGAGAAAAAATTGTTATATCTTAGATATTAACAATCAAGTGACAACTCCTCCGGAAATTGAAGCTATCGGAAAAGCAACCGCTCCGCTTATGGTAAAGACAACTCCCGACTCAACGGATTATGTAAAATCGGGTGTTTACAAAATAAATCAGTCTGTTCAAATAGTGGACGCAACGCCGCAAAACGGTCATTACAAGATTTATTACAAGCACGGTTTGTATTATGTTGAATCACAGTATGTTAATGTGCAGTACACAAATACTCAAAAGCCGGCTATTTCGTATAAGGCGGAAGTAAGTGCTGACTGCGATGTTTCGGACGGCTCTTCAGTTGTGGGCAAGGTGAAAACAGGTACAACAGTTGATGTTATTGAAAAAGATTATGACGGCACAAATTCAAAAATCTATTTCAATTCAAAAGAATGTTATATTCCTACAAGCAATTTGACTGATTTTGTCAGCACACCGTCAGCATCGGGTATAGCGGCACTTGGTGCGCCGATTGGTGTTCTTGCGGTTGATTCGCCATGGAGTGCATATGGTGCAGAGGCATATACAAAAGAGGCTTATGAGCTTCTTAAGGCGCATGAGTACGGCGAGTCATATGAGGGAGCTAAAATATATGCGGACATTTTAAATCGAAATGAAATAAGCTTTTTAAATGATCAAGATTGGGCTAATGTATATAATATTGAAGATTATTCGTATACTCCAGACCCTGATTATCCTGACGAAATAGAAACGGGAAAAGCATATACCATTCTTTATGACGGAAATATTCGTTATATCCTACAGAATGATGAACATTATCAAACGTTTACATATTATCCGGGAACTGAGTTCAGTAAAACATCTGTTGCCAAAACACAGCCTGTTTATATAGACGGTAACAAATATAACGCCGTTGCATACAACATTGACGACAGTAACTATTTCAAACTCAGAGATATTGCGGAAATGCTTAACGGAACAATTAAAACATTTGATATTAAGTATGACGCGTCAACAAATTCGATTGATATGTTAAGCTATTTTGATTACACATCGGTCGGAGGTGAGTTGACGGCAGGTGACGGTGAAACGAGAACAGCCGTTTCTTCATCGGCATTTCTAACTCTTGACGGAGTTCCCGTTCAGGCAACGTGCTATAATATTGACGGAAACAATTACTTTAAACTTCGTGATATAACAGATGCATTGGATTGTCGTGTTGAGTGGGACGACAACAATCAGTTGATTTGGGTAGTACCGAGTGTGCCTGCATATGATGACCCAAATGAAGCAGTAGGTTGATAAAATATCACCTGCGGTATTTGTGAGGGAGCTAAGGGCGTTGCCTTGAACTCTAACACTTGCCGCAGGTGTTGTTTTATGCGGAATTTTTAGAGGTTTGGCTGACTTGACGGATAGAATTTGCGGAAAGTATTGTTTATTTTTATGGCTTGTATATGTGAAAATTTAATGATATAATATTAAAAAAATATTAAGGGGTAGAAAAATGAAAATATTTGATAATATAATGTCTTGGAAAAAGCCCGAAATGCTTGACTTGGCAAAAGAGCTTAATATAAAAGGTCGTTCAAAAATGAACAAGGGCGAAGTGGCAGAAAGCATATCGAAAATATTATTATCAGACGAGTATTTTAAGACGGTTCTTGCGGCGCTTGACAAAGAACAAACAGAATGTCTTGTAAATTGGTGCGAGAGCAATGAAATTAAACAGTCAGACGTTTTCAAAATCAGACTTTTATTGGAATTAGGTTATATATCGTTTGAAAATGAACAGTACAGCTTGTGTGACGAAGTAAAATACTTAGTTGCTAAATGTTATACAAACGAATCAAAAGGCGGTTTGGAAGTCAGAGATAAAATAATAAATTACTGCAATGTTTTTGCGGAACTTTACGAAATTGTTCCGTTGGACAAGG